GATGGCACTCAGTCATACACCAGAAATAGGGATTGTTTATAGTGCCGATTACGATGTCAATGTAAATCAAGGTGCAGGTGGCATTCGGGCTGGCTCGATTAATAACGCTACCGTTCGGCGTATTTGGCAATTCCAGTGGAAACTGCTAAACCCTACCGATAAGACAAACCTTGAAACGTTTCGAGACTCAGTTTTTATGAATAAGGGGCTATCACGCTATCCGTTCATCTGGTCGCCAGATTCAGGCACTACGCTTTATTCTGCCAGAACTAATGGTGAACTAAGTCTCAAGGAAACTGCATTTGAAGCCTATGAGTGGAGCGCAGTATTCGAGGAGGAGTTATGAAAATCGAAATGCTATCACCTAAAAAAAATATTAGAGTGCACTAATGCCTAAAAAGATAGGAAGACCGCCGGTAGAAATTGACCTTAGCATTGCCGAAAAACTTGGTAACTTGCAATGCACAATCAAGGAATGTGCTGCATTTATGGATATTCCGGTAACTACATTACAAGGCAGACGTGATTTTCGTTTAGCTTACGAAAAAGGTCAGGAAAACGGAAAGATTTCACTTCGGCGAGTTCAATTCAAACTTGCTGAGCGCAATGCGACAATGGGCATTTGGCTTGGAAAGCAATACTTAGGTCAACGAGAGGCAACCTATGAAACCAGCGAACCTATTGACTTAAAAGAATTTGCAGAGGTTATAGCGAATAATTATGAACCTGAAGCCACGTAATACACCGCCAAAGCTTGTAAACCTAACGCCTATTCAGATTCAATACCTGAAAGACGAGAGGCATCGGTTTTTCATTAATCCATCTGGTAGGCGATCACGCAAGACACTAATAGCGAAACGCAAGACTCTACTGGCGGCATTGCGAAACCCAAATACTAATTATTTCTGCGGTGCGCCAACTCACGCACAGGCAAAGAATATCTACTGGAATGACCTCAAGCGGGATACCTATTATTTCACACAATCGAGGTCTGAAACTGAAATGAAGGTTATCCTGAAAAACGGCTCAATGATTCAGGTAATAGGGCTGGATAAGCCGGAGCGAATAGAGGGTATGCCCTGGCACGGCTGTCACATAACAGAAATCGGGAATGTAAAAGAAACCGCTTGGGGTGAGAATATCCGACCGGTATTGAGCGATACAAACGGCTGGGCAATACTCGATGGCGTGCCGGAGGGGATCAATTTCCTATATGATTTAGCGCTGTATGCCTGCGATGGCGCATTACCTAAAACACAACCAAAGGTAGGTGCATTTGCCGAATCGAAAAACGATCCGCAATGGTGTTATTACCATTGGTTTTCCAGCGATGTATTGACTCCAGAGGAAATATACGCTGCTAAAATGCAATTAGATGAGCGCACATTCCGGCAGGAATATGAAGGATCATTCGAGAGTTACGCCGGACTAGCCTACTGGGCTTTCAGCGAAAAGAATCTCGATTTGTCGGTTGAATATCACAGAGGCGAGCCAGTCCACATTGGAATGGATTTTAATGTTGACCCGATGACGGCGTCATTCCATCATATACGAGGTGATGATATATTCCAATTTGGTGAAGCGTATTTGAATCATTCCAACACGTTCGAGATGATTGAATATATTAAACAATTATTCCCAGTTCAGGACTGCATAATATATCCAGATTCCACTGGAGCGAGTATGAGTAGTGATGCTACGAGGTCGGATATTGAATTACTCCAGAAGGCAGGCTTCAAGGTGCGAGCATTGTCAGCTAATCCACCTCAGAAAGACCGCATAAATGCAGTCAATTCAAAAATGAGAGCTGGCGATGGGAAACCGCATTACTTTGTTAATCCTAAGAACTGTCCCAAAACCATAAACGATTGGAATAAGGTAATGACTACCGCAGATGGACGGCTGGATAAAACACAAGAGAAAACGGGGCTGGTGCATATAAGCGATTCGGTAGGGTATATGATTAATTATTTATTTCCAATACGGAAATCAACATTTAGGAGTCAGACAATATGATGTTAATAAACACCGCAGAAGATACAGTTAAAAAAAATATTGAATCATTCCGAGCTCAGCAAGAAGACCGAATGATGGCACGTCTTGAAAAGCAAATAGACTTTTTCGAGGGTGACCATATTCCGTATATTGCCGAGCTAATCAAGCGTGGCGATAAAGAAGGAATGCCATATTCATATACTAATCTGACTAAGCACATCATTAAAAAGCTGAGTATGGTTTATCATAATCCACCTAAGCGGATAGTTACTGGTAATCAGGATAAATATAACGAGCTGATTCGTGACAAAAACGTTCGCCTGAAGACTTGTGAACAGCAAGCTCGACTAATGCCTTTTATCTTAGTGCGTCCCTGGCTCAGAACTGTCGGCAAAGACCAATATTTCAATTACCAGATAATCAGGTATTTCTACATCTTTGAAGACGTGAAAGATATTGAATATCCAGCTGCAGTAATGTATCCCATTCAGACCAATGACAATAAGCGGATATGGGAGTATTGGGACAAAGACAATCATTTCGTATTCTCTAATGACGGAAAGCGTCTCAAAAACCAAGTGGATTATGGAATGAATCCCGATATGATAAACGAATATGGCGAATTACCACACGCATTATTAAGGTTTGACGATGTCATAGAAGATATATGGCGAGGTGGCTCATTTGACCTTGTAGATTCCAATCTAATGATCGATCTTGCCTTGACTGAACTAAATTACGAGTTCCGTTGGCAATCGTTCAAACAAGTATATGCCACAGCTGGGGGTGCTACTGATTTGCAGGATACCGAAGTGGAGTTTGGCTACAATAAAGTAGTAAAAGTCGTAGGTGAGAATGCACAAGTAGGAATACTGGATTTGCAGCCGAATTTTCAAGCCAGTATTGAAGTGATAAAATTCCAGATGAATACAATCGCAATGAACTACAACATCACAATGAAGTGGGAACTTTCAGGTAACGCTGAGAGCGGGTTTGCATTAGTGATCAAGAATATAGACCTGTTGAATTCCTGGAAAGATGATATTGAGCATTGCCGACGTTGGGAGCGAGATATATTCGCTAAGGAAAAATTAGTCTATGAACACGATACTGGTAATGCACTACCAGCAAAAGATATACACGTTGATTTCGCTGAAGTGAAATTTCCAGTAAATCAGGAAGAGGAACGGGCAAAATGGGATTGGGAATTTTCACATAATATAAGCACACCTCTGGACTATATGAAATCACAATCGCCAGATACACCAGAAGACGAGCTAAAAAAACGGCTGGAAGAGAATGCCAAATTAACTGGCACAATTAAAGCAGCTGAGAAACCCAAACCACTAACATTCGAGGAGCGATTACTTGGCGCAAATGTCTGAGAAGGCGGCGGAATATTTCGCATTGCAAGCGGAGCAAATCCGAAAGAAGCTAATCAATGAATTAGTCAAAATATACAAAAAGGGCGGAGACCCCGCCGCCTTTGCGGAGCAAATGCTAACTGCCAATTTCACAGAGCATATAATCAAGGACTTAGGATTCGCCGATGAGATGAACAGCCTATTTGCCGAATATGATAAAATCGCTGGTGGCATAGCCAAAACTTTCGGTCAAGTGCCAACGGTGGCTATTGAACAACTCAAGACTTTGGATTCATTATTTTTTATGGAACACGTTCGGGATGTGGGTGAGGCGCTAACTCGTCAAATGGTATATGCTGTATATACCAGAATTGACGAAAAGACCTTAATTGAAAACTTGATGGCAGCGACTAAAAGCCTAAGTAAAGAACAAATTGGCACATTAGTCAACACGTCATTACGGACATTTTCACGAGCTACATTTGCGGAAACAGCGCAGGAATATGCGCCGAAAGACGCTAAATATCGATACGTTGGACCGGAAGACGATCGAACCAGACCGGAATGTTTGGAAATGCTATATGCTGGCGAATTAACACTTGACGAAATTGAATCCCGTTTCCCAGGAGCGCTAATTAATGGCGGAGGCTTCAATTGTCGGCATAGTTGGGAATTAGTGGTGGAATGACTGACTACCAGCAAATAGAAAACTGGATATTGTTTTTAATATTGCAAATGATAAAAACAGGATTTAAAATTGACAAGCGATGGTTAAATTAGCCGATATACCAAAAAAGACGCCCCAATTCTGGTATGCACTAAGCGAAAAAGTCTGCAACGCTATTCGTGACCGAGTGCAGAAAGAGCATAAAAATGCTAATGGCGAAACTTTCAATAATTATTCCGACTGGTATGCTAACCTTAAATCGCAGAGGAAGGCAGTCTATCGTGGTGGCTCTCAGGCTTCGACTTCTACAGTTCCAGATATGACCCTAACTGGCAAGACAATGGCAGATTTGCAAACCTTTGAGGTGAATAAAAACGGTGCAACACTCGGCTGGATTGGATTACACGCTGGAATAGTGGAGAGCCTGCATAATCGAAAGAATTACAGAATTGTCAATCTCAATGGCGACCCATTTGCAAAGAAGGAAATGGATATGATAATGAAAGCACTGGAAGACGACGCCGATAAAAAAATCAAAGCCTACTGCCAAACACCAACAATAATAAAGATAGGTGCGTAGAATGCCATTCAAAAAGGTAATTAAGGGCAAGGATAAAGGCAAATATAAAAGCCCATCAGGACGCACAATGACCAAAAAACAAGTTCAAGCTTATTACGCTAAGAAAGGTAAAAAATGAATTATTTCCAGACCATAAAAATACTTGGTATTGAATATACAATAATCGAGCGCCAGCCTTTCCATACAGAAGACCACAATATGGGAATAGGTGATTCAGTGCGAAATGAGATAATTATCAGAGCGGGAATGAATCAAGATACAAAAGAATCGACAATATTACACGAGGTAATACACGCACTAAGCGATAAAATGGGACTTGGTCTTGAGGAAAATATCGTTAATTGCCTTGAATCTGGGTTATATTCAGTAGGATACCGCCTAAAATGAGTCAAGGTTCAAATTATCCGTATTGCAATATCACAACTGACCTTCAATTAGCATTCAAAGATATTGAAGATTTTGCAGGTTTAGATACACTAACCGGATTTACAGCTGTTTCTGGATATGATGAGACTTTCAGTAAGCACAATACTGGATATTATGGTGTAGTGTATGAAGATGGCATTAAATTAACGGAACAAACCAGTATCGCAACTGTGCAGGCAAACGCTTCGTCATTCTGGTATGATAGCGTCAATGATATATTGTATATTCATTATAGTGATGACGATCCCGATACACACACGATAACAGCTGGAACTGAAGACTGGAATGACTTGAAGACGCTATGCCGTAATGATGCTATGGAGGAAGTAGAGAGCTATCTTGATTCAAGGTATTCACGTCCGCTGCCATTTGCCAAGAACTCATACAATTCTGCAAAATACGATAGCGACCTTGTGAAGGCAACGGCATTTGTCACTGTGCGGAAAATCATAGAACACCGTGATCCGAATAATCAGCTAATTGAATTATTCTGGAAAAGAGTATATTCCAGTGAAGAGCCGTATGGATTACTCTGGGAATATAGGGAAGGCAAGCGGGCTTTCAGTTTCCAAACAACTATTGATGATTTCGATGGTCGGCTGGAAGTGATTAATTGCGCATCAACAGGACGAGTGCAAATAGCTGGATCGGGTCAATGTGAAGACCATCGCATTATGCGCATTAAAATAGATACGGCAGGAGCGGTAGGAACGGCAACCTATAAGATTTCCGATGATAACGGATTGACTTGGTATTCCGAGAAAAACAAAACATATTATAATTACACTTGGTTGCGGTATGGAATATGGATACGATTCGATGGTGTATTTGAAGTAGATGATGAATGGCTAATAGAGATAGCCGGTCGCAGTCTTGAAATAGACAAGAATGCGGGGATCGGCTCGATAACAATAAAAAGAAACCCAAAAGGAGATTAGTGATGGATTTCACGAAGACTATTGCGGAGATTCGCAAAAGCTTAGACGACGAGACAGTCGCAAAGGTAGGCACGTTGCTAAAAGACTTAGAGCGTGGGATTGGCGAACTAATTGACGATGCCAAAGCAGATTCGGCAGAGTCAAAAAGTCGCAAACTCAAGATTAAGGAATTGGAGTCGGAAAGGGAAAAGCTTCAAGAGGAAATTGAAAAGCTCAAATCTGACAATTCCAGTGAAGCGTTGAGAAAGCAATACGAGGAATTGAAAAAAGAAAATGAAACGCTGAAGCAGTATCAGGCATCGGTATTAAAAGAGCGTCGTAATTCGTTTGTATCTCGTTACGACAAAATAAAAGATGCGGTGAATTTTGATAAGATTTCCAAAGACCTGAAAGTGCCAGAACAAAAAGATGGCAAGCTGGATTGGGACTCGCTAACCGATGATGACATTTCCGCTAATCTTGAGATAATTATTAAAGCTGAAGAATGGGGATTATTCGAGAAACAGCCTGGCGGTAATCCTCCAAACAGACAAGCTGCGGGTAATGACAAAATCAAAGACCCGTTTGATGACTTTCCAGGCAAAACCTAAAAATGGAGTAAATAATGGCTAATGCAACTCTAAGAAAACTTGTAACTGAATATGGCGCTCCTGGTATCGTTCCAATTATGGAGCATTTGGAAAACGATTCCGGGTTTTTGCGTGTAGCGCAGGCAATTCCTGCTAATGGTAACTGGTACCATAAATATAAGAAAGTCAGTGCGCTTCCGGAATTCTCATTTGTGAATATCGGTGGAAGTCAGACTGACACAACGGTTGATGACGAACTGGTGCAAATTGACCTTAGAACACTTGGCACAATTCAATCTGAACCAGCAAGCATTTGCGAAAACTGGCCGACTGGTGTTCGTGGCTATTTCAAAGAACACCGCCCAGTCTATGCTGAAGCGTTTGGACAGAAATTATCAGTTTCCGTATTTTACGGCACAAATTCAACTTTCGGTGATGTTTCCGGCTTTCGTGGGCTTCACGAATTTGCGAAAGCTTATGGCAATGTTATTCGGCGGGGTGGAACGACTGGCTCTCGTGTTTCGATTATCGCAGTCAAATTCAATCCAGCAAGTTGCGGATTGCTATATAATCCGAATTATGTTAATGAAGGTTTTCTGCAAATTCAACATCTTAACGATGCGAAACCAATAGCTGAGGTAACTAATACAACCAACGGCGCAAAGAAACTGGTCTACCAAGCAGTCTATCAGAGTAGTCTTGCTTTCCTGTCGTCTTCGGCTTATGATGTAGCGGCAATGACCCAGATTGATTCAACGCACTTGCCAACCGCTCCACTTATGGACGAGTTAATCGATATGGTGCGTGGCTCAGCTGACGGTAGAACAATTCTATTTTGCAATCGGGTAGCACGTCGGCATATTCGCACTCTGAAAACTACTGCTCTTGAAATGGGTCCAATGGACAAGGATTACAACATTCAAGTTGATCGTTGGAATGGTGTCCCGATTGTTCTTGATGATAATTTGTCAACCGCTGAAACCACAGCTATTGATTAAGAAAGGAGTAAATAATGGCTAACGAATATTATGGCAAACAAATTCTTGGTGAGCTGAGCGACAATCAGACGCTTCCTAATGCAGACACGGTAGATTCTACCAATATGGTGAATATTGCCGGACAAACAAATGGAAAGCTCTGGATTGATGTCTATGCTGGAACGGATATTTCGATTGCAGCTAACCAGTCATTCAGTATCGAATTAGAAGGCTACACTTCTGACGATAACGACTCTGCTACACCGCCTTTTTCAACGGCTAACAATGGCGGAATGCAAGGTACATCTGGAACGCCTGAAAGTGATGCCCATTACTATCTATTGCACAAAGCAGCTACCACCGATGGAGTATTGGCTTTTTCAAAAGGCTCATTGATAACTCAATGTGCTATTCCAGAAGACTTGTTTCGACTACTCAAATATGATTTCGTGCAGTTGAAATATACAACTGATGCAGATGAGTCATCCGAGACCGTTACGGCTTTCGTATATTCTAAAATGTAAACTGTAGGGAGGGCTTTGGCTCTCCCTACCTAATTCTTTGAGGTTTTATTATGAGAGATACTGATTGGCAATTA